CGTAAGAGCAAATTCTAACCTTGGGGTATTCGGTTTGGCTCCTGAGTCAACTGTAGCTCAAAGAGAGGCACAGGGTGTTTACGAGGTCATATACGATAATAGTAATCTAAGAAATTCAAGATATTATTGGAACGGTGCAGAGTCCATGGTATTTGCAAATAACGCTGTTACCGCAAGTTATGCACCAGCTACAGGAAAAGATGTAGACGATAAAGATGCAGTAGATTCAGATGGTAACAATGTTTTAGATCAAGATGGTAATCAAGTAATTATCGAAGGTTTAAAAACTATATTTAAAAAAGAAGTAAAGGCACAAGCTAAGGGTTTATTATCTTCAAGTGACTGGTACATAATTAGAAAAGCAGAAGATGCTGGATCCACTATACCAGCAGATATAGCTACGTATAGAGCAGCTATCAGAACCAAATCAGATGAGATGGAAACGGCTATAGATGGTGCAGCTGACGCGGCAGCCATGGAGACTTTATACACGTATACCAACACAGGAACGGAAGAGAGCCCTGTTATCACTAGACCTTTGGGCGAGTGGCCTAAACTTTAGTAGTCCTTAAAAATATTGCTTCTGTATAAAAACTGATATAGAACCTAAAAAGTAGGTTTTTTATGTTACAAAAGATAGGATTTCAACCAGGTATCAATAAACAAATAACTGACACGGGAGCAGAGGGTCAGTGGACAGACTGCGATAATGTCAGGTTTCGTTACGGTATTCCAGAAAAAATAGGTGGTTGGAAACAGTTAGGTGATGATGCTCTTACAGGAGCAGGCAGAGGACTACATCATTTTGTAAATAGTAAGGCTAGAAAGTATGCAATCATCGGTACAAATAGAATCCTATACGCATTCTCTGGTGGTGTATACTACGACATACATCCCATCAAAACGACGACAACGCTCACAAGTGCATTCACCACGACCAACGGATCACCCACTGTTACGATAACTTTTAGCGGTAATCATGGTATATCTGAACAGGACATTATATTGTTAGATAATTTTTCTACAATCACTAATTCTAATTTTGCAGCTGCAGATTTTAACGATAAAAAATTTATGGTGACAACAGTCCCTAACTCAACAACAATCACAATCACAATGCCCTCAAATGAATCGGGATCTGGTGCAACGACATCGGGTGGTGTCAGGGTGCAACACTATTATCCTGTAGGACCAGCGGTGCAGGCAAAAGGTTTTGGTTGGTCTCTTGGAACTTTTGGTGGTGAGGTTGCAGGAGAACCTACAACAACTTTATCTGGTGCGATAAATTCCTCAACGACAACCGGTATTATATTAGCAGACGTATCACAGTTTCCAGATTCAGGTACAAACTTTATAAAGATAGGAACAGAGGAGATATCCTACACAGGTATAAGCGCATCCAACGAGTTAACAGGTGTTACGAGAGAGGTTAGAGGAACAACCGCTGCATCTCATGGTGCCGGAGATACTGTGACTAGTACAACAAATTTTGTGGCATGGGGTGAGGCTGCATCAGGAGACTTGGTATTAGAACCTGGTATGTGGTCACTAGATAATTTTGGTGACAAGGCTATCTGTCTTATTCACGACAGCGCTGTATTCGAATGGAACTCTGCAGCAGCAGGGGCCGAGAACATCAGAGCAAGTATTATTACAGGTGCACCAACAGCATCAAGACACATGTTGGTATCCACACCGGATCGTCACTTGGTATTCTTTGGAACAGAGACAACTATCGGAGATACATCCACACAGGATGATATGTTTATAAGATTCTCTGATCAGGAAGATATAAACACATATACACCTACAGCAACCAACACAGCTGGTACACAGAGATTGGCCGACGGATCACAGATCAGAGGAGCAATTCGTGGTAGAGATTCGATTCTTGTCTGGACTGATACAGCTCTTTTCACCATGCGTTTTGTTGGTCAACCTTTTACCTTTGCCTTCTCACAGGTTGGTACAAACTGTGGACTTACAGGACAGAATGCATGTGTCGAAGTCGATGGTTCTGCATATTGGTTATCTGAAAATGGTTTCTTTAGATATGCTGGTAAATTAGAATCATTACCATGTCTTGTGGAGGACTTTGTATATAACGATATAAATCTAGAATCCGGTAATCAGATGATATCTGCCGGACTAAACAATCTTTTTGGTGAGGTCA